AAACTGTAAACTTCATGAATCATATCTCGCCGATATGGATCATCTATGATCCCTTATGTCACTTATGGGATCATAGATGATCCATAAACGAACCCGGAAGGGCCTTCCGGGTTCGCTAATGAACCAAGGAGAAGAGAACATGGACGCCGGCACAGACTTTGCGAACTTCTACATCGATCGCGTCCTCAATGAAGTGGTCGAGGGTGTCAAGTCAAGGATAATGTTGGAGGCGAAGCTTCAGTTTCTGGAGACAACAGCGGGACGCCTCATCGAGGACAACCGAGCACTCCAGGCAACGATCGAGGAGCTCAACGCTAAGCTGGCTCGAAAGCAGTCCAAGGGGAAGTCGACGAATCTTGAAGACACTGTTGAAGGAATAGTGTAGGCTTGAATGAGCACCCCGATTTACGTAAACAACGGTGGCGTAGGTGTAACTACGGGGTCCTCCTATACGCCCGGATTGCCTTCCGGCGTAAGTGTTGGCGATCTGCTTATTCTTGAAGTGGTTCTCGGAATCTCTGGTGCGGTAGTTCCAACGCCATCGGGCTGGACGCCCATTATGAATCAATATTATGCATTAAGAACGAACTCTTTTGCTGTTTTCTATCAAGTCTACGCTGGAGGAAGCGCACCGACGATAACGGGCGGCACTTACATCGCTGCTGTTATTTCCAGATTCACGGGGGCGCGCACCACGACGCCTATTGGGGCGATAGGCACATTTAATACTGGGCAAACGACGACTATTACGTCAAGCGGGTTAACGACAACAGCCGCTAATTCCTTGGTGGCTCTAGCGTGTATAATTCCAAACAACATTAGTGCTGCGTTTACAAATCCATCGGGTTGGACTTCGGATGTTGACCTTTGGATAGGCACCGTGGGTGATGAGTTTATAATTACCACACAAGCTCTCGCGTCAAGCGGAAGTTCTTCTGGTTCAACATCGACTCTCGATAGTAATTTTTATAACACTAATAATTTTAATTGGTATTCAATTCAGTTTGAAATTCTCGCGATTCTGCCTCCGTGTTGGGTATACCACATCGGCGACAAATGTGCCGTAACTGTCATGGACCACACCGCTGTGACAATGAACTAAGCACAATAAATAGACATTACCCGTCGGTACATACCGACACTCAGGGGACTAGATAGTCAAGTGGCCAACACCGTCTACCAGCACAAGCGGACCGCGACGTCCGGCAAGCTCCCGAACACCACCAACTCGTCGAACACGGCGTATATCGCCGCGGGCCAGCTGGCTCTCAACCTCACCGACCAGACCACCGTCTCATCGGACGGCACCAACCTGTTCTACGTCGGAGCCAACGTTCCGTCAATAAGCGTTGGCGGCGTGTTCGTTGCCAACGCGACGGTCGTCAACCTCGGCAGCTCCAACGTCGCGGCCAACGGAGCCGTGGGCTCCGTTGGCCAAGTTCTGACCTCCAATGGATCGGCGTCGTATTGGGCCGCCGCTGCCGGCGGCGGGGGAGTGAACACCGCCAACCAGTACACCTTTACCAACACCGAAACGTTCTCGTCGAACGTAGTCATGGGCAACGTGAGCGTCAACACGACCTTGGGCTACGCCACTTTTTCGGTGGGGAACTCGGGCGGCAACTCCGTCGTCAACGCTTATGGTTTGACGGTAGCTAACGCGACCGTAAGCAGCGTTCTTAGTCTCACCGGACTAACCACAACTTCAAATACTCTTTCCTTGGGAACGTCCTCGATCGCCGCCAACGGCTACACATACCTACCAAATCAACTGCTCCTGCAGTGGGGGAGCCTCCTGGTAAATTCTAGTACGGCCGCTCAGACGTGGCCAACGGCGTTCGCAACCAACGCCTATTCCATAACGGCAACGGCAAACACCATCAGCACCAACGTCGCCGTGACTACCTGCAACGTTTCCAAGTTCACCGTAGTCACCGCTACCACAGCCAACGTACGTGTTTTTTGGACCGCGATGGGGCAGTAGCCTAAATAGGCCGACGGAGACGCGCGCATGGCTGACCAGAACACCAACCTAATGAACCTCGCTCAGTACCTGAGCGTGAACAGCAGCACCGTGGCGGTGACCGGCGCCTACGACGGCTCCTTCATGGGGCCGAAGTCCTTCAGCGTCTTCTCCCCCGTCGTCGGGGACGACTACGTGGTCCTCTGGACCAACGCGGCCCTTTCGCTGGCTGAGCTGAAGACGGTGGTCGCGGGATCCGCGACGCCGTCGGTCACCGCGACGTTCTACTACGGGTCGGACTCCTCCGGGGTGGGCGGTAACACCGTTATCCAGGCCGGCGTCGTCACCACCAACACCACCAACGGCAACGACGCCGTGTCGTTCACCAACCCCGTGATCGCCGCCAACTCCTGGGTATGGGCAACCGTCACGGCTGTCGGCGGTACCGTGAACGTCTACACCGTCTCAATGAGGTTTACGTGACGCTCTACTCCAACTCGGCGTCTGGCTACGGTTCATGGGTGGTGCCGGCGGGGGTCACCAGCGTCAACGTCTTCGCGATCGCGGCCGGCGCCGGCGGGGCCAACTACAGCACCGGGTACGCGATGGGCGGCGGCGGCGGCGCGTCTGTGAAGACGACCGGCCTCACGGTCGTACCCACCCACACGGTGTACTTCTACGTCGCGCCCGGGGGTACCCAGTCCGCCAACGGCGCCAACAGTTGGATCAACATCGCGGCGAACGCTGCGCCGACGGCCGCGGCCAACGGGTGTCTGGCGCTCGGCGGACAGGCCAACGGGTCCGGCTACGCGAACACGGCCGGAGGAAACGGTTCCCTGTGTATCGGGACGACCGCGTACTCCGGCGGTACCGGCGTCGGCACCAACCAGTACGGGTGCGCGGGCGGCGGCGGCGCCGGGTCGGCAGGTGCCGGAGCCAACTCCGTGCCGCTCACCGGAGACACAGCGAACAACTCAGCCGGCGGCTCGGGCGGCCCCTCGGACGGTACGTTCCCAGCGGGCGGCGTTGGGGGCAACGTCGACATCGCGGCGACGGCGTCTCCATCGGGATATCCCGGGGTGTGGCCCGGCGGCGGCGGGGGCGGCGGAGGGAACACCGGCGGCAACGCCGGTGTCGGAGCTTCCGGGGCCAACGGCGGCGTATGGATCTCCTACGCAGCGGGCGCGGCGGCGCGCCGCAAGTTCTACGTCGTGGGGTAGGGGTTTCGTAACACCGGCGAAGCCTAAATAAGGGGCCCGCACCTTTGGAGACCCCTCGGCGTGACCATCTCAAACGACTTCATCGTAGATTCAGGGATACGCGCCGCGAACGCCCAGTTCGTAGCGAACGCGTCCGGCATCTTCATCGGCAACGCGTTCTCCAACGCCGTCGTAAACTCCACGACCTTCACGGCGACCTCCAACAACGCCCTCTACCTCGGCGGGACGGTAGCCGCGAGCTACCAGCTGAACTCCACGCTGGGCGCCAACGTCGCTACCATGTTGGCCAACGCTGCCGGGTACATCGGGACGCTTCCGGCCGCCAACGTCGTTTCCAACGCCCAGCTGTCCTCCAACCTCACCGGCTACCTGACGCTGGCCGGGGTCGCGACCAACGTCTTCACCGTCACCGCGAACAACGCGTCGTACGTCGGCGCCGTGACGGCCGCCAACGTCGTTTCCAACGCGCAGCTGCAGTCCAACCTCTCGAACTACACCAACACCGCGACTACTGTCGCTACGTACCAGACGATGGCCGGCCTCTCCGCGAACGTCGCGACCGTGACAGCGAACAACGCTTCGTTCGTCGGGACAGTCAGCGCCGCCAACGTCGTCTCCAACGCCCAGCTGTCCTCCAACCTCACCGGCTACCAGACGCTGGCGAGCCTCGCTGCGAACGTAGCCCCTCTAACGGCAAACGCTGCCGGATACATCGGTGTTCTGTCGGCGGCCAACGTCGTCTCCAACGCGCAGCTCCAGTCCAATCTCGGGAACTACCAGACGACCGCGGGCATGGTATCCAACGTCGCGACCATGACGGCAAACAGCGTCTCGTACGTCGGCACCGTGACGGCCGCCAACGTCGTCTCCAACTCCCAGCTGTCCTCCAACCTCGCGCTGTACCAGACGTCCGCTGGGATGGCGACCAACGTGGCGGCGCTGACGGCGAACAACGCTTCGTTCGTAGGTACAGTCAGCGCCGCCAACGTCGTCTCCAACGCCCAGCTGTCATCCAACCTCGCGAACTACCAGGCCCTGGGCGGCATGACGTCGTACCAGACGTCGGCCGGCATGGCTTCGAACGTTGCCGGTCTCACGGCCAACAACGCGTCGTACGTCGGGGCCGCGACGGCCGCCAACGTCGTTTCCAACGCGCAGCTGCAGTCCAACCTCTCGAACTACCAGACGTCGGCCGGCATGGCGACCAACGTTGCTACCCTTACATCGAACTCGGCGTCCTATATCGGAGCGCTGCCCGCAGCGTCGGTCGCGAACACCAGCGCGCCGCTGATCGCCACGAGCCTCCGCATCGGCTCCGGCACCACAAACGTTCAGATAAACACCACGTCCCTGTCGGTCTCCAACCTGCAGGTCGCTACCTTCACCGTCAGCAACGCGGGCATCTCGATCGGCAACCTGCCGCTGCTCGCCAACAACTCCGGCGGGTCGGCCGGACAGGTCCTCATCACCAACGGGTCCTCCGCGTACTGGGCGGGCGTGTCCAACGCTGTCGGGTCCGTCCAGGCGGGCGGTACCGACACCCAGGTTCAGTTGAACGAGTCCAACGTCCTGTCGGGTGCGTCGGGACTCACCTTCGCGTATACGACCAACACCCTGAACGTTTCGAACACGGTGAACGTTGGCGGCGCGATCGTCAACTCCACGACCTACACGGGAACTGCCTACCTCGCCAACTCCGCCGCGTACGTTGGCGCGCTGCCGGCCGTCAACGTCGTCTCCAACGCGCAGCACCTGGCAAACTTGGCCAACTACACCAACACGGTCGGGCTCGCTGCGTGGCAGACCACCGCCGGTCTAGCTGCGAACGTCGCGGCGCTGACCGCGAACTCAGCGTCCTATGTAGGAGCGCTGCCGGCCGCCAACGTCGTCTCCAACGCCCAGCTGTCCTCCAACCTAGCGGGAGCGCTGGCCCCGTCCAGCCTCTCCACCACCGGCAACGTAGTCGTCGGCGCCGCGGCCAACCAGGTCTACGCCAACTCCACCGCGGTCTTCATCGGCAACAGTCTCGTCAGCGCGACGGTCAACTCGACAACGTACACCGGTACCTCTTGGACGGCGAATAACTCGACGAACCTCGGCGGAGCTGCCGCCGCCGCCTACCAGACGACCGCGGGGCTCGCCGCGAACGTCGCGCCGCTGAGCGCCAACAGCGCCGCCTACCTCGGCGGCGTCGCGGCCGCTGCGTACGTAACGAACTCCATGAGCGGGGCGCTGTCCGGCAACCTCAACCACACCGGCGCGAACGTTGCGTTCTCCGGAGCCAACCTGACGGTCGCCGGCGCCAACGCGTACTTCACTTCCAACGTAACTTTCGGTGCGAACGTTTACTTCGGCGCGAACGCCAGCTGGGGATTGGTCGCTCAGCAGAACGCGACGGTCAACTCGCTCGGGCTGACCGTCTCCACGAACGCAGCGGCCGGCGTCAACTCCACGGTCGTTGTCAATTCCGCGACGGTGTCGATGGGGAACTCCACCGTCAACGCTACGGTGAACTCCACCGTCTACACGGGAACCGCGTGGTCGGCGAACAACGCCGCGTACCTAGGCGGCTCCCCGGCCGGTAACTGGCAGACCACCGCTGGACTGGCGGCGAACGTGGCCGCGCTGTCTTCCAACCAGGCCGGCTATATCGGGACGCTGCCGTGGACGAACGTCGTCTCCAACGCTCAGCTGACCGCGAACCTCGCTGTGTACCTGACGATCGCCGGGCTGGCCGCAAACGCCGCGCCCCTCACCGTCAACGCGGCGGGATATATCGGGACGCTGCCGGCCGCTAACGTCGTCTCCAACGCGCAGCTGTCTTCGAACCTCGCGAACTACCTGACCGCTGCCAGCCTCACCGGCTACCAGACGACTGCCGGTCTCGCCGCCAACGTAGCGACCCTGACGGCCGAGAACGTCTCATTCGTCGGGAGCGTCGCCGCGGCCAACGTCGTCTCCAACGCGCAGCTCACAGCCAACCTCTCCGGCTACCAGACGGCCGCGGGCCTGGCTTCCAACGTCGCTGCCCTGACGGCGGAGAACGCAGCCTTCGTCGGCAGCGTCGCCGCCGTCAACGTCGTCTCCAACGCGCAGCTCACAGCCAACCTCTCCGGCTACCAGACGGTCGCGGGCCTCGTCGCGAACGTCACGACCATGTCGTCCAACCAGTCCCTGTACATCGGGACCCTCTACTACACCGGGGTAGTCTCCGCCGCGGCCCTAACGGCGAACCTCGTCCCGTACGTCACCAACAACATGGTCGGGTCCCTGACCGGGAACCTCGCCCTGACGGCGGCGAACCTCGTCGTCTCGGGGACCAACTCGTACTTCACCTCCAACACCACACATACGGGGGCGAACCTTAACGTTTTCGGGGGTACCCTCTACTGTACGTCGAACCTCATCCTTGGAACGTCCCTCGTGGCGGTCGGACTCGCCGCCAACGGAACGTACGGCGCGGCGGGACAGGTACTCGCCTCCAACGGTACCGCCACGTATTGGTCGACCGCCTCGGGATTCACCCCGACCGCGCAGTATACCTGGACGAATACACAGACGTTCTCGTCGAACCTCGTTATTGGGACGGGGTTCTCTGCCAACGGAACCTTCGGGTCCAACGGACAGGTCCTAGCGTCCAACGGGTCCACCGTGTACTGGGCGAATGCCGTCTCGGTTCGTCAACAGTTCACTGGTACCGGCGCCTGCACCACGTTCGCGGTCACCTCCGGGTTCGTCAACAACTACGTCGACGTCTACGTCAACGGCGTCAAGATGTACAACGGGACCGACGTCACGGTCTCGGCGTCTCCGAACGTCGTTTTCGGGACCGCGCCTCCCAACGGAGCGCTGATCGACGTCGTCGGTCAGTCCGGCACCGGGGTGAACGTCATCGCGGCGGGCGCGGTGAACACCGCCAACCAGTACGTCTGGACGAACACCGAGACGTTCAACGCGAACGTCGTTGTCGCCGCGGCGAACCTCACGTACTCGGGAGGACTGCTGTACTCGGGGTCCAACGTCAACTTCCAGTCGGTGTTCTCCACGAACACGTCCCAGGTAACGCTGGCGGGGAACGTTACTGTCTCTGCCGCGAACCTCTACTTTATCGGGACAAACGCGTACTTCGCGTCCAACACGACGTTCAACGCGAACGTTACATACAACTCCAACGCCTACATGGGCGCGGCGGCTGCCCTGACGATCGGCGCGGCGGTCGTCAACTCCACGACCTACACCGGTACCTCCTGGTCCGCCAACAACGCCTCGTACCTTGGGGGCGTTGTTGCCGCTAGCTGGGCCCAGCTAGCGTCCCCGGCGTTCACCGGATCGGTGACCGTGACGAACTCCATTCAGTCCGGCAACCTCGTCGTCACCACGAAGTCCGGAAACTATACTCTCACAGCCGCGGACTCGGGAACGGTCCTGCCCGTGACCGCGGCCGCTACCATCACCGTTCCGAGCACCCTGCCGGTCGGCTTCCGATGCATGGTTACCCAGACGGGAACGGGCAACGTCGTCTTCTCGGGATCGGGTCTTACCTTATACTCTAGGACGAGCGCCTTTACGATCACTGCGCAGTACGGCAGCGCCAGCGTCTTCGTGCTTAGCTCCAGTCAGGCTATCGTGGATGGAGCCATCTGATGACCATGCCAAAGGTAATCTTCTTAACGGCTGGAACTTCTTGGACCCTTCCTATTGATTGGAACAACAACAACAACACTATTGAAGCCATCAGTGCTGGAGGTGGTTGCGCCCCGTATGGTGGTTGCGGTGGAAATTACGTTAAGATTTCAAATTGGAAAGGTTCTGGAGTAATTTCCTATGCCATAGGGCACGGTGTTTCTGGAGCCAAGGGTGGAAACACTTGGTTCAACAGTACCGGCACTCTGCTAGCAGTCGGGGGAAACCAGAGTGGAACCGCCGCTTCTACTACTGGGTGTGTAGGAACAACAATTTATTCGGGCGGCGGCGGCGGCTCCGCGGGCGGCGGCGGAGCCGCCGGTCTAAATGGAGTGGGCGGCACCACCGGTGGCAGTAGCGGCGGTACCGCTGACAATGGAACTGTTGCTGCGGCTACGAACGGAACGGAATGGACCGCTACCGATACTTGGAACGGGACTGCTTACACCGGGACGCAACCGACTGGTGGTTCGGGAGGAGGTGGAAACTCGGGCGGCGCTGGTGCTGGCTCCTACGGTGGAGGCGCTGGCGGAACAAGTAGTGGACCGGGCGCGAACGGTATCATCGTGGTCACCTACGTTCCTATATCCTCCGAACTGACCCCACAGTTTATGTCGTTCTGCTTCAATTAAGGAACAGTGATGAGCAGCCGCCTTCCCCAAAACCGACACGAGTTCAAGGAGTACGTCCTGCGGAAGCTCGGCGCGCCGGTCATCAAGATCAACGTGGACAACGACCAGGTCGAGGACCGGATCGACGAGGCCCTCCTGATGTTCGCCAACTACCACGCGGACGGGACGGAGAGGGTCTTCTACGCCCACCAGATCACCGCCGACGACATCGTCAACCGATACCTCCTCCTGCCGGAGGGGACCATCGGGGCGGTGAAGATCTTCCCCCTCGGGACCTCCTTCGGTCTCGGGGACATGTTCAACATACGTTACCAGATCGCCCTGAACGACCTCTACAACCTCACCTCGGTGTCGATGGTTCCCTACTACATGACGATGAGACACCTCGAGTTTCTTGAGGAACTCTTGGTCGGGGAGAAACCGGTTCGGTACAACCGACACGACAACAAGTTCTACATCGACATGGACTGGAACGTCGTGAATCCGGGGGACTTCATCATCGTGGAGACCTACGTCATCCTCGACCCCGACGCGAACCCCGACATCTGGCAGGACTCATGGCTGTTGAGGTACGCGGCCGCCCTCGTGAAGGTCCAGTGGGGGGAACACCTGACGAAGTTCGTGGGGATGAAGATGCCCGGCGGAGTACAGTACAACGCCGAGAGGATCCTCAACGACGCGCAGAAGGAGAAGATGGCCCTTGAGGAGGACCTGCACCGCAGCTACTCGCTTCCCTGCATCGATATGATAGGTGTGTTGACTGCAGCGGCCATGGGTCTTGGAACCGCGATGTATCTTTTTGGAAGTATGATGGGAGGCATGATAGCATGAGTGGATTTGTCTATGTGTGGAGGGATCGTTTAAAGAAGTTGTACTACATCGGTTCTCATTGGGGTGACATAGATGATGGCTACGTGTGTTCATCGCCATGGATGTTGCGCGCTTACGATCATCGACCGTGGGACTTTAAAAGACGCGTCATAGCGAGGGTTGAGATCAGTCGTGAGGATCTTCTACAGGAGGAGCAGCGTTGGCTCGACATGATACCTGATAAGGAGCTTGGTAAGCGCTACTACAACCTAAAAAAGAACTCCGCTCACTGGCACGGTACTTCTCAGTACAAAACAGTTAGTGAGAAAATTGCTGCCACGACGAAGGAAGCGATGGCCCGTTCCGACGTGCGAGAAAATTACCTGAACGGACTCGCAAAGCGAGACAACAGGTCGTCCGACCCTAAAGTAAGAGAGAAGCGCAGAACATCTATGAAGGCAACGATGGCCGAGAAGTTCCCAATAGAGGACCGTCGAGTCTCGATGGAGTTCGGCAGCGAGCAGTACTGCGAGTTCATGAGGAGACACGCGACAGAGATGTGGCAGCGTCCCGGACACCGCGAGAATGTGGGTGTAAAGATCTCCGAGGCGCTCGTCGCGTCTAAGGAACTACGCAGCGCTAAGATATCGTCCCTAATGTGGTTCAACGACGGATCGCGAAACGTACGCAAGTCGAAGTGTCCCGGCGACGGTTGGCAGCGAGGCCGTGCATGAAGAAGCTGCGGGACATCCTTGAGGGCGCAAGGCCCAAGCACTACCTGCGGACGGCGATCAAGCACCAGGGCGAGATAGTCCTCGGTCACCAGGGAGAGGAGCACCACCACCTGGGCGCGCGGAAGAGGATTCCCCAGAGCATGCGCTATTCCGGGGATGAGAACTTCGACGACCCGATGTACGGGTACGTAACTCCCAAGGGGGAGTTCCTAGACCGCAGGTCGGCTAGGAAGTACGCTTACGAGCACGACCTCGTGGTCGACGTCAACTACGACTACATGTCGCAGCTCGTTAGCCCGATGCTCGGTGCGCGGAAGTTTCGCGACAAGAAGCCCCCGCGCAGAGTTCCCCTCAATCCCCTGAAATTCTTGAACATAAGGTAGCGCGGTGCCCCTAGGTACGACCAACCCATTCTTCGATTCCATGCCCAACTTCGCCGAGCAGGACCTCCTCCTGTCTCTGACCGACGAAGCCATGGCCGCGTTCGGCATGGATATGTACTACGTTCCCCGAGTCCTCGGGGCGGTCGATACCGTCTACGGAAACGACCCGTCCTCGTCCTACGTGAACGCGTTCCAGATCGTTACGTACCTCGAGTCGGTCGAGGGGTTCGGCGGGGACAAGGACTTCATCGCCAAGTTCGCCGGCCTTGAGATCCAGGACGCGCTCAACTTCACCGTTTCCCAGAGGATGTTCGCCGACATCGTTGGGTCCGTTACCGGACAGGTTAGACCAAACGAGGGTGACATCGTCTTCTTCCCCTTCAACCACAGGTGTTTTCAGATAACGTTTGTCGAGAAGTTCTCGATGATGTACCCCCTCGGGGTCCTTCCCGTGTGGTCCCTGCGCGCCGAACTGTTCGAGTACTCCAACGAGGTGTTCAAAACGGGAATCCCCGACATCGATAGGATCGCCGAAAAGACCCAGGACACTATGAAGACGTCCATCACCGACACACAGGGGAACTTCCTTGAGACCGAGAAGGGGTCGATCGTTTCCTCGAAGGACGAGACCGTCCCCGACGACGACACGAAGGAGACCGTCAAGGAGGCGGACGCGATCATACACTGGAACCCGAACGATCCGTTCGAGGAGGGGTCCTGATGTTCGGGGGAGGACATTATGGGTTCGGTTTGATCCGAAAGTATGTCGTGTTAATGGGAAAGTTGTTTTCCGACATCTACGTCGAACGAGTCGACTCGGAGGGGAATCAGTTAAACCTTATTCACGTACCACTACGTTATAGTCAGAAGGAGAAGATGTTGACGAGGGTCGTCGAGGACCCGGGGATCGATCGACCCTCGGCGGTACTTGCCCTTCCCCTGATGTCCT